TCAGCCACTGTGAACTTGCTTCACCGGGAAGTGATGTATATATTTCCCGCTCTGCTTCACATGGCCCAACACTGTCAGGTTTGCTGATCGACTGATATGAGGGCTGCACCGCGCTACCGCCCGAATGGCGAAACTGGTAGACGCATGGGACTTAAAATCCCCCGCTCGTAAGGGCGTGCCGGTTCGATTCCGGCTTCGGGCACCATGAATATCAAGGGCTTGCATGACATACCTCATGCAAGCCCTTAGTTTTTTTCCGCAATCAAAAAATCTTTTCCGCAATTCGTGACCGTTAGTCACCTCGTAGGGGTGACCTTCATGCCCTTTCGCATACGGATGTACTGTTCTGTCATCCCTACGGTGGTGTGCCCAAGTTGGTCTCGAGCTTCTCTGATGCTCCCTGTTGACTCCTCTTTATCCGTGGCCGCTTTTGCTCGTAGGTCGCGCATCTGAAATTCTGCTTTTGGAATCCCGGCTGCTTCCCTGGCGTCATCGAACCTTTTTCTGAGCATGCTGGTCGTCATCGGCTGCCCAGAGTCGATTACTACCAGGCGTGTTGATCTGATTTTCTTTCCGGCCTTTCGCGCCATGATTCGATCTATTACGACTTTGAGCTCACCAATGATTTCGATCCTTCGTTTAGCCCCAGTTTTGCCTTGCTGGACGGAGAGCTTTCCGTCCTTTATGTCGCGCTCATCCATCTTCAATGTGTCAGCGACCCTCTGACCTGTTAGATAGAACAGGTCCAAAGCATCTCTTAATGGTTGATCGGCATGCTGGTAGGCTCGGGCAAGGACGTCGTCTTCAACATATATGTCGCGACCGGTTTCTTTATTACCCTTCACGCCTGAGCAAGGATTTGCCAAGGATGTGTAGCCGTTCTCGCGAGCGAAGTTCCAAATGGAGCTGAGTAACGCCTTTTCCCGATTTGCACGAATAGGAGCTGCCTTACCGCGATGACGAAGGTACTGGCTGACATGTTTCGGTTCGATTGCTTCTAGAGGGGCCGGTGGGTCGTTGAAGAACAGGAGAAGATTTTTCAGTTCGCGCGCGTTGTCCTTCTGAGTGGCATGGGCTTTTGTGGGAACCACCTCATTCATATAAAGCTCGGCCACGTATGCAAAGGTAAGTACGGTTTGTGTCAGAGCTTGAGAAACGCGGCTTTTTTCGAGCTTTGCGTACTCCAAGATGGCTAGGCCGTAATCTGTACCCAGCGGGATTTCCTTGCGTGGTTTCCCGCCAGTGTCATAAAGGTAGTAGGTGGTGTTGCCGCGTTTTCTCTCGCGCAGGCGAGGAATGCTTCCCGGCTTTGTTGGTCTTCGTCCCATTTATCCCACCAAGCGTGGCTGCCACGTCGGAACTTCTGGTGCGTTTGTAGTTACCCCTGTTAGCGCCGAGGCAATCACGCAGGGCCAGCCATTGTGCTTGATGGTGTGACGAATGCCATTACGCTTCAGTACAGTAATCTGACCGGCTTTAGTTTTGGCTCCAGTCAACTCGCAGACCTGCTCATGGCTAAGAAATTGAATGTTCATGCTGCCTCCTTGCTAGGAAATACGGAGCGCTTCGAATGCGCTTGCTGTGCGACTTTGCTGCCCTCGATTCCTGGTTGCAGCTGCACAGCCATTGCAAGTGCCTGTTCGCGCATAGTTCGGGCATCACGCTCGAGCTTCTTGCCGGTACGAAAGGCGCTGAAGGTCTCGGCGGCGATCCGCAGCAACTCGCCGATGGCGACCAGCGTCTGGTGCTCGGCCGGGCCGAAGAGGGTGGCTGCTTCAAGTCGTTTGCAGGTTTGCGCCAAGCAAGTGTGATCGGCCCGGATGAACTGTAGGGAGGCCCGAAGCTCGCGGATGGTTTTGGCGCTTGCGGCGCGTTGGATGTCTTCACCCTCGCGCAGGCCGGTCTCCAGGCCATCGCTGCGGCCTATGATGTAACCGCCCCAGAGCAGCAGAGCGGCCAGAGCTATCAGGATGATCAGTGCACCGATTTGTATTGTGGTCATCATGTGGTGTGTTCCTAGGATTGTCGTTGGCTGGTGGTGACAGCCGTCAGTGGTGTGGGGGCCGTTTGGCGTTGGCCGTCCTGCTGGCGTTGCATGTCTTCATCAGCCTTGTAGGCGCGGATGTCGATCAGCGAGGCAACATGGCGGATGTGCGCGTACTTCAGCGCCTTGCGGCTGGAGTCCAGCGTGGTTATGGGAAGCTGGATCCGGCCGCTGTTGATCTCCGTCACGAACGACTGCTCGTTGAGATTGCGAAAGTACTGCTCGCGGACTTTTTCTAGCGGGATCAGAACGTCACCGAAGATTCGATAGAGCAGTTCGACGGTGGCCGATTCAGGCGCCGGATGCAGGCGAAGCGGGTTCTGTGCAGCGTTACTCATGGACTTGTCGAGCCTCCTTGCGTTGTTGTCGTGCCGGGTGGTTCCAGGCGTTCAGGCAGTGGCGTCTGGTCAGCTCGCGCAGATGTTCGGGCACTTCGAGGAGCGCGGCGTTGCGCTCCTCGCGTGTGCGCATGGCAACGATCTGGCGGGCGTACTCCCTAGGCCACGTCACGGCGATCTGCCGGGATGGCAGGAAGATCGATGCCCAACTGCTCGGCCAGCCAGTGGATGCCGGCTTGCATGACGCGGGTCGACTGGCTGTACTGCATTCCGCATTTTTCGTCATACCAGGGGCTGTCCTTGACCCGCAGGTACGCTTTGTCGCGCTTCGGGTCCGCCGGCAGGTTTCCTTTGAGCAAACCTTTTTCCCGCATGAGAGCGATCAGTTTGGGGCGAGTGAGGCCGAGTTGTGCGGCTGCTTGGGCGAGGGTGCGTTCCATATCGTCCTCTTCATGCCGCATGCGCAGCAGGAGTGGCCGCTGCAGCAAGGTGGTTGATGGACTCGATGAGCCTTGCGTAGATCTCGGCATCGGGGTCGTACAAGGTGAAGCAGCGCGTATGCGGACTCTTGTTGCCGATGCTCAAGATGGCGGTGACGCCGCGGCGTGTATGAGTGCGATGCAGCGCCACATGCAGAGGAAGTTCAAAACCCATGTCGAGGCTCAGCACGCCGCCGGTGTGCACCAGTTCGAACACACGCTGCTTGTCCTGGACATCAAAATGGCCGTATTGACGATCGGCATGCGGGAGATGCACTAGGTCGTTGGAGTTGCTCGCGTCGAACGGACCGTTGGCAATCTCTTCAATAAAATCGGCCAGTTTGAGGTGCATCTTCTTGTCGTTCTGCAGGGTCAGCGTGTGACGTTCGCTGCCCAGCTCCACGACAAAAGTGCTTTCCACTGCGCCGCGCTCAACCTTGAGACGGAATGCCAGGCATTCACGCTTCGGTGCTGTGCGCAGGACGTGGTTGAAGGTCTCCGTCAGGTTGACCTGGGCGTTGAGCAACAGCAGGGTGCGGTTGTCGATTTTGAACTTGGTCATGCCGCATGCCCTCCACCGTTTGGATCGATAGGAGAGGGCTGGCAGGACTTGGCAACAAGCTTGGGTTTGCTGTTATGAATGACGACCAGACAGCCCGTGGCGAGCTGCAGCTGTTCGATCAGTTTGCGATTGCTGACGCATGCCGGATGGACATGCAAGGTTGCGGTGGTGCGCATTGGTATTGCCTCGCTCTGTGGTAAAGAGTGAGGCAAATATCACGCACTGTGCTTGTTTGTGTCAACACATAATGTGATTAAAATAGCGCGGCACTGTGTAGGAAGCGTGAAGACTTCAATATTCCGCCTACGAGATGGATTTCCTCCACCTCTTGTTCTGCAATGTGAAGAGTTTCGTGATCGGTATTGACGCTATCCAACCGGTACATTCCGTCTCGGAGATAAATAAACTCTTTGATCATCGCTTTGCCGGAGGACGTTCGAACTATGACCTCGTCACCGCTACTGAAGCGTTTGTTCGGCTCTATAAGAACGAATTCGCCATTTTTTATGCGGGGCATCAGGCTATCGCCCATGACTCTTATGCCATAGGCATCTGGGTCATCGCTATGTATGTTTAGGTAGCCTTCACCTTGCCCTGGTGGCGGTTCTACCGTGTCGAAGAAGCCCTCATTCCCAAGCTGCGCGTTTGATAGGACAGGCACCTTCCCATCCTTAGCCCAGCCTACAAGGCTGCTAACAGGTTGGTCTTTGTCTTTCGATCTTCCGTAGTCCCTCACAAGACGGTCTTCAGACCGAATCCGACCTTGAATGGCGTCTGAGTACGACTCTACATCGGAACGATTTTTTCCTGCTACCAAGTCTGGAAAAGATACTCCCAGTGCTGTCGCTATCTTTTGCAAGTCGTGGAGATTGGGCTGACGAGCCCCTTTCTCGTAATTGCCTATCCGAGACTGGGATTCCCAACCGCAAGCGAAAGCAAGGGCTTGTTGGCTCATGCCCTTGGCTTTGCGGTATTGCTTAATACGTTCGCCGAGTGTGTTCATGTGCTTTTTTTACCACGCTCTGAAATTATTTATCATCACTTTGCGTGTTGAAATATCTGCGATTCGTGATTAAGATGGCTCCGGCTAATTGGAGGGCATCATGAATCTGATCGCTGAACATCGAGAGAAAGCTGGGATCAAGCAAAAGGAACTCGTTATAGCTCTTGGATGGACTCAGGCACGTATAAGCAATTACGAAGCAGGACGTCGAATCGCAGGGCTTACGGAGTGCAGAGCCATAGTCAGAGCGCTTAATAAGTTAGGAGCGCCGTGCAGTCTTGATGACGTATTTCCTCCGGAAATGGAAGAGTCCCAAGCCGCATAGAAAAAAGGCGACCCAAGGGTCGCCCAGTTTCTCCCGATAGCATCACCACAATGCTATCGGGTCGCGATGTCAGCAGGCGAGCACACCACATGCCGCCGACTTTCATCGCGTTTCCAAGGCTCGGAAGCCTTGGTGTTGCTGCCGTTCTTACCACAGAGCTGGCAGCTGTTGCGCTAGGGGTGAACAACGGATTGTTCGCCCCGGCACGGTGCCGGTGTTGGTCTTACGAACCTAGCCGGCGTTTGGGCCTCTCCAGACCACGCGGCAAATGTATCACCAACTTCTGTCGCGCGGCACTGGCAACTTTTAGGATTAATGCCATGAGCCGTATCGCTCTGAGTTCTCTGGAACGGGCGCAGCGGGAAATCCTGCCGCTCGATTTAGCGCTGTACCACGCCGCTCGCGATTACCCGGGTGGCGCTGCTGCCATCGCAGCCACCACTGGCCGCAACCCGACCACGCTGCAGCACAAGCTGTCGCCGACTCACCCAAGCCACTCCATCAACATTCAGGAGTTTGGCGAGATCCTCGAACTGACCAAGGATCGCCGCATTCTCGATGCGGTGCATGCGCTGGTCGGCGACACGATCTGGCAGGAGTTGGCCGATACCTACACCAACGACATGCCCGAGACCCTTACCACGGGTATCGCCGAATACTTCCGCCAGGTTGCTGATCTGGCCGAGACCTGGGCCAAGAGCATCGGCGACGGTGTGGTGACCGATCAGGAACTGGCTGCGATTCGTCTGCAGGTGTTCCGGGGCATCCAAGGCCTGCTGGGGTTGTTCAACCGCGCCACCTACGTCAACCAGACGACGCGAGGTGCTGACCGTGGCTGACATCGCCGATTTCGCCAACGATCTGGTGCAGGAACGCATCGATCAGGCCATGGCGGCGCGCAGCGCTGCCAAGGCCGAAAGTGCTGCCCATTCCTTGCTGTTCTGCGACGCGTGTGACGATCCGATTCCGGAAGCTCGTCGTTTGGCTCAGCCGGGTTGCTCTCAGTGCATCAGCTGTCAGTCCCTCTCTGAAAGGGGGATTCAGCATGCTCGATGAGGTATTGGGCCAATTCGCCGATTACGGTCTGGAGCCAGCGCAACCGCTGGTGTTCGGCAAGCTGACCCGCTGCAAGACATCGCAGGACAAGGGCAAGGAAAAGAACGGCTGGTACGTCGTCCACGAGCAGCGCACGGAGAAGGGCGACACGCTTATCTTCGGCGCTTTCGGTGACTGGCGTTCGGGCGAGACGCAGAAGATCAAGGTCAAGGCCGGTCGTATGTCGCCGGAAGAGCGCGAAGTGATGCGCGCTCGACAGGAAGAAGCCAAGCGCCGCGCCGCCGAAATCGCGAACAACGCTGCGCGGCGGGCCGCGAAGAGGGCGCAGGGTTTGTTTGAGCGCATGCCGACCACCGGCCGCAGCGATTACCTGGACCGCAAACAGATCGTCGGCATCAACGTGCGATACGCGCCACGCACCGGCGCCGTGTTGGTCCCAATGAAGAACGCCCGTGATCAGATCATGGGCCTGCAGGTGATCTTCCCGAACAAACAGGAAGACACCGGCCGCGACAAATCCTACTGGCCTTACGGCATGGCGAAGGAGGGCACCTTCCATCTGCTCGGTCCGCATCCGGTACCGGGCGAACCAGTACTGGTCTGTGAGGGTTACGCCACCGGCGCCAGCCTGCACATGGCGACGTCGCTCGCCGTCGCCGTGGCCTTCGATGCGGGCAACCTGTTGGCCGTGTGCAAGGTCATGCGCGAGCGCTTCGCCGGTTGCCCGCTGATCATCTGCCGCGATGACGACTGGAAGACCACCAAGCCCAACGGTGATACCTGGAACCCAGGTGAGGAAAAGGCGAGCAACGCCGCGCTGATCGTCGGTGCCCAAGTCGTCGCGCCGATCTTCGCGGTCGAGCGTCACGACAAGTGGACCGACTTCAACGACCTGCACGTCGCCGAAGGTTTGGACGCGGTGCGTCGTCAGGTGCTGGCCGTGGTTCGTCCACCGGCTGCCGGTGGCTGGAAAGATCAGCTCGCTCGTAGTGAAAGTGGCGCACTGATCGCGCACATGCAGAACGTCGAACTGATCCTGGCTCACGACGAGCGCTGGGCCGGGGTGATCAGCTACTGCGCTTTCAGCTCGAAGATCGTCAAGCTGCGTGCGGCGCCTTATGGCGGTGGCACCGGGGAGTGGGCCGACATCGATGATGTGCGCGTGATGAAGTGGCTCGCGCAGCAGTACAACCTGCGCGTGAAGTCTTCGCACGTGATCGAGGCCGTCAGCGTCGTCGCTCACGACCACGCGTTTCACCCGGTGCGCGAGTACCTGAAAAAACTGGAATGGGATCGCGTGCCGCGCCTGGAGCGTTGGCTGACGGATGTCATGGGGGTGAAGGCAACCGACTACACCTCTAAGGTCGGCAAGCGCTGGATGATCTCGGCCGTGGCGCGGGTGATGAAGCCCGGCTGTAAAGCTGACTCGGTGATGATCCTCGAAGGCGTACAAGGCGCCGGTAAGTCGACCGCGATGAGCGTGCTCGGCGGTGAGTGGTTCATGGACACGCCGTTTGCCCTCGGTGACAAGGACGGCTTCCAGGCGATCCGCGGTAAGTGGATCGTCGAGCTGGGCGAACTGGACAGCTTCAACAAGGCCGAGAGCACCAAGGCCAAACAGTTCTTCTCCGCGTCCACCGACACCTACCGCGAAAGTTATGGCCGCAGAACCCTGGACGTGCCACGCCAGTGTGTTTTCGTCGGGACCACCAACCAGGACGAGTACCTCAAGGATGCCACTGGCAACCGCCGGTATTGGCCGGTGGCCTGTACCAAGGTCGACGTGGCGTTGCTGCGCGAGATCCGCGACCAACTGTGGGCCGAAGCGATGTTCTGTTTTGAGGCCGGCGATCTCTGGTGGGTAACGCGAGAGGAAGCGCCGATGTTCAGCGAGGAACAGGACGAACGCTTTGTAGTGGACGAATGGGAAACGCCCATCCTGACCTGGCTCGAAGAGTCGCAAATCGGCGAGACCACCAGCGGCAGTGAGGTAATGAGTCAGGCGCTCAAGCTCGATCCCGGTCATTGGGGCAAACCGGAGCAGATGCGCGTGGGTGCGATCCTACATCGACTGGGCTGGCGACGGTTCCGTTTGGGCGCCCTGAGCAAGAGCGGCCAGCGGCCTTGGGCGTACAAGAAACCGGAGGGTTGGGGCAGGGCGCCTGCGCTGGAACAACCTGAGTTCGAGGAGCCGTGCTTCGATGATTAAGGCGATCGATATGGCCCTCAAGCAATGGGCGCAGGAGCTGTATAGCGATGAGGTGGCCGCCGGTTACTCGGGCGGCAACATGGTCGCGATGATGATGGAAAGCGGCGGTCAGCTGGTGCGCGGCAGGCGCGGGAGCCGGGTGCCGCTGGAAGCCTCACTGGACATCGAGCGCATCGTCAAGAAGCGCCTCGATCCCGAGCTGATGACGGTGGTGCAGGTGCATTACTTCCAGCCTGACGCGCCGTTGTCGGCACGTCTGACGGGAAGCGGCTGCACACGCAACGTCTACTACCAGCGCCTGCATGACGCCCACATCGTGGTCGAGCACTTCCTCCTGGGGGAAGCGGCTTGATCGTGGGCTTCCCTCTGGCTTACGCCGTCCCACTGGCCTGCCTCCGTCCCACTGCTTTTTGCGGTGGTGGGACGGGCGCAGGCCCCGTCGTTGTTGGGCTGTCCCACCGTCCCACCTTTTTCATGCCTCCCGCCCGTGTATGCGTAGCGGGCATCAATGCGCGTGTTCACGCGCACGCGTGTTTTTAAATATTCTCTCTATACACGAGAAAAGAGAGATAAAAGTAGGACGGTGGGGCAAAGCCCCAATCTGCGGGGCTTTCGGACGTCCCACCTAGTTTTAGAGAGGTGGGACGCATGGGACGCCGCTAAAACACCAGAAGCAAAAGCCAGCCGGGTTGAGATATTCACCGACATTCGCCAGCCGTTCACCGGGCGTCACCCACACATTCACCGGATGGCATTAAAACGGTCTTGCTACCACCAGAATCGAGCTGTAAAAAGGGGCCATCTTCGATGGGTGCGACCGCAAAGCGCGGCAGGCCACCCACCACCTGACCCGGCCATAGCGCCGGGTCTTTTTGTTTAAGGGGCAGGGCAATGACGAACGAGCAGCAGGCACTGGCAGAGATGCCGATCTGGTTGGTGATTGCCCTGTCCCTGGTTGGCGGTGTGTCCGGCGAGATGTGGCGCGCTGACAAGGACGGGGCAAGAGGCTGGGCATTGTTGCGCCGCCTCGCACTTCGGTCCGGTGCCTGCATCGTCTGCGGCGTGTCAGCGATGATGTTGCTGTTTGGCGCGGGCCTGTCGATCTGGACAGCGGGTGCCTTGGGTTGCCTGACCGCGATGGCCGGCGCCGATGTCGCCATCGGCTTGTACGAACGCTGGGTGGCCAAGCGGCTGGACCTGAGCGAGGCCGAACCGAAAGCATGAGCCGGGCAGGCCGGGTAGGGCGCCGATTTTTACGGGTCCTCCCCGAGGGCCGCCCCCTACACGGGTTATCGAACTCGCGGATTCTCTCTAGCTGAAACGTTTGCAGGGATGTCCGTCTTTCCAAACGGATGGGGCAGGGCATGGCACTCGGATGTCGAGTGGATCGACCGGCCGGGCAGAAAACCGCCGGGGACCCTGGGGACTTTCAAAGGACACGGGGTCGGAAACCCGCGAGATCTTGTTAGTGGGAGGTCTGCCAGCTTACTGAAATTTCAATCCACTGAAATCTTGAAAGGATTCATTGAAAAGCCGCTGAAAAGGAGGGCTTATGAGCACAGCTACGTACCTGTCAAAAAGCGCCTTCGCCGCGCATATCGGCCGGTCACCGAGTTACATCACTTGGCTTAAAGCGAACGGCCGATTGGTCCTGTCCCCCAATGGCAAGCTGGTCGATGTGCTGGCCACCGAAGTGTTGATCCGCGATACCGCCGACCCAAGCAAGGCTGCCGTCGCTGCTCGCCACCAACAGGACCGGCTTCAGCGTGATGTGTACAGTCACGTCGCAGCCAAATCCGAGCCGACTAACATGGCTGCGCCGCCGCCCGTTGACCCTGTTCAGGGGCAGACTCCGGACTTTCAGAAAGCACGAGCGCATCGAGAGCATTACCTGGCGCGGATGGCTGAGATGGAGTTTCGCAAGGCGCAGGGTGAACTGGTCGAGATCAGCTTCGTGCAGAAGGCTGCGTATGAAACGGCACGTTCGCTCAACCAATCGCTGATGAGCTTGTCGCCTCAATTGGCTCCACAGCTCGCCGCACTGTCGGATCCATGGGAAGTGGAGAGACAGCTAACGGCTGCGCTGCGCCAGCGGCTTAACGAAGCAGCTCAAGTGTCCAGTGACGACTTCGGATTCGCATTGAGCGAAGTCTAACGATATGCGTGCTGACTTGAGGTCGCTCGATTGACATCGCGGTTGTGCGCCAGTGGCCTCATTTTTTAGAACTCATTCTGAATTCCAGAGCTGCTTTACTTGGATGGTCTGACACGTTTTCGGGAAGAGTAAGGAGTCTTTGATCCAGCGAAGCATACTCGCTACTTTTCCGAATGCGCTCCGAGATCTGAATCGACAAATTCTTTGGGTCGATCCAAATCAGTCCCAGATCGAACAGCGTATGAATGTCAGCTCGTAGGAGCAGCCCGTTCGAGATCATATCTGTCTGATCACCCTGGTAGGGGTGGATGTGAGCGGCCTCAAGCGCCGGTTCAACATCGCATCCTGTTATGGCGCACCTTCCCTTGTAGGCTTTCAACAACATGGCCCTAAAACGAGTCTGGCCACGACGCTGCACGATTGCGGCGAAGGTCCGCTCGCGTGAGTCTGTGACGTCTGAAGGATCGAATGCCCCTTGAGTGCCAAGCTTCCTCTCCATTTCATTCAGATCGACGTCGTAACTATCTGCGCCTTCGCGTTTTAAAACGAATGAGGTAGGTTTAGAACCAGAAGCGTCTTCGTAGCAAAAAGCTCCTTCGTATCGGAAACCCGCGCCGGAGTACTCTTTTCTCGACCGACGATGGAAGACTAACAACTCCAACCCTAGTTGCTTATGCTGGAAAATGAGATGGTCAGTGCGTCCCTTGGATTGACCTTCCATGCGCAGCGTGTCATCCGTAAGGGTATCAACGTACTGGGTTCGGTCAGGTGTCTTCTGTTCAGTCACAAACAACCAAACCGAATCGTATCCCTTGGGCCGAAAGATGCCGGTTTTGAGGGTGGCGTCTTTGATTCCGAAAAGTTCGCTGAGATCGTTTCTTGTGTAGATCGCGCCGGGCTTTAGCCGCGCTGATGACAGGTTTTCCATTGGGCGTTCGGCTCCGTTGATGATCATAAAAGCAAATGTGCTGGTCCTTTTACCCTCGGACGTTGAGTCTACATGTGCGCCCGGTATGCATACGACCTATGCACATTAAACAGTGCCGTCTGAGTCAAACGCATGAGCGCTCTCCGACTGTCGTACGAGCCTGCGCTGGGCCCACATTCATGATTCGAAGATGCTTTGTTCGGTGTTGGAAGCGGAGGGGGGATGTGGATGAGCTGTGCCGCGAGGGTATGGATATCGTCGGTCTTGGTGCATGAAAACGAATGAGTAGTGAGCCTGTCGCGTCTCATGTGCGAACTAGGATACTCTCCTCGCACTCGCCTAGATGAATCAGCAACTGTCTGCAGCGGCCGTAGGGATATTGCCAAGCAATAATTACAGGAGTTCAAAATTGAATAGACGTTCGCGTAAGGCGCCCGCAAGACGGAAGAGTGTCCGGAAGATTACATTAGTGACGTTCACACTCGTTGTTTTGATTGCGGTGGTTGCCGTCTCAGCAATCGTTCAAAATCGAGGGTTTCGTGTTGAAGTGAATCCCAAACATATAGGCTTAACGTTGCAACCAGCAGAGCAACCTAGCCTCTCTACGTCCACTTACAATCCTTCCTCTCCTATCGTTACCGGACCTGGTGCTCATGTCGTAACTGAAGCCAAAGGACCGAACATGTCGCAGGCTACTGGTACCACTCCGAACAGCGGGATGTCTACCCACGGTGCGGCCTCACCAATTGTGACCGGGGAAGGCGCGGTGGTTAAATCCACTGTTGATACACGACCATGATGAAGGACAAAGTTCGCTGGGCGGTGATGATGATTTCGGTGCTTGCATTACCTCAGTTTGCTCTGGCGCAATCCCAGAATATGCAAACCACTGGACCTTGCTCGTCGATCGTTACTGGTGCGGGTGCATCCGTTAGCAGCACGTGTATTGGCATCCCGGAAGAAGTGCTAAAGCGTCTTAGCGAACCCACAGCCGTGAGCAAGGGGCGCTGGCTTGTTGTTAAAGAGGCTTGGCTCAGTCCAACTGTGATGTTCGGACAAAGCAGCGATGGGCAAAAAGTGAATGAGCAGGCCTACATTACAGTCCGTGTCACAAACATTACGGCGGCGCCAATGCTCCTGACTGCAGCTAAATGGGAGATTGTGCAAGCGAGAAACTTGTCGAAGGGCGGCGCCTCGTTCTTCTCCAAGAATTTGTTGTGGCCCGTGATTTCGAAGAGTAAACCGATCAAAATCGATCCTGGAGAGCAGGTTGATGTCGAGTTCGCGGAGGGACTGGAACTGAATGGGATGGCGAGCCGCATTCGTAAGAACCGAGATATAGATACTGCTTACACATTGCCTGGGAACCCCATGCGGATCAACGGCGACCGATACGTCAATTGGTTCGCTGAGCAGATGAGCCTGCTGTACGGCGAAAAAGCCCAGTTGCGGCTCACGCTTTATGAAGGCGACTACAAAGCTGCCGCCAGCGTTCTAGTGCCACTTAGCCAGGGCGTGGACTTCTTCTACCATGGAGAAGCGGTAGACCAAAAAGGAAACGTTCAGTACGCGCCTCGCCTGGCTTACGATGCCTTTCTGGGTCAGTACCTCGAAATGCGTGAAAAGATGGAGCCAGGCTTTCGTATAAACACTCCGCCAACTAGGATGATCGAGGTGATACCCGATCCTAACGTTTGGGGTAAGCAAAGGTATCGGGATCTCGGAGTTCAAGAGCAGCCGGAGGAGTAA